TAAACAAAGGGTTGATAATATAATTAACTTATCCATAAATTCATATTCCAAGATATCACAAGAATTATTTTGGTTAATTTATAATAGTTTATCGGATGATGAAAAAACTAATTGTTATTTTAAAGAATTAAATATGGAAGTTTTTATTAATAATAATAATAAAACACATATACCTGATTTTATTTTTAAGAATAAAATAATAGAATATGATGGAACATATTGGCATAATAAAAACAAAGATGAACTTAGAAATTTGTTCTATTCTAATAATGGATATGATTTATTAATTATATCCGATAATGATTTTAATCGTCAAAAAAAACCTAAAGATGTTGTTGATAAATGTGTTAATTTTTTAAGAAATGAAAAATAATAATCGTTATATGATTTTAAGCCCTGAAGGGTTTGTTAATTTTGACGGAATTCAAAAATTAAATAAAAAAACTAGAGAAATTATTTTTAATAATAATATAACTTTAAGATGTAGTTATAATCATAAAATTTTTAATTTTGACGGTGAAGAAATATTAACTAAAGATATTAAAATTAACGATAAAATTAAGTCCCACGATGGTTCTTTAGAAGTGATAAACATCATTGAACACGAATATGAAAGTGAAGTTTATGATGTCATAAATGCTGGTGAATCACATTTATATTACACTAACGATATTATATCCCATAATTGTAACTTTTTAGGTTCTGGGGATAGTGTTATCCCTTCTGAAACTATGAAAAAAATAAAGGAAAACCACATTAAAGAACCCATAAACAAACATATGGGTGGGGCTCTTTGGCAATGGAAAGAACCGGTGGCTGGTCACAGATATATTTTAGGGGCTGACGTTTCTCGTGGTGATAGTGAGGATTTTAGTACCTTATGTATTATTGATTTTGACGCTAGGGAACAGGTATTAGAATATATCGGTAAAATTCCCCCTGATGTGTTGGCTGAAATTGCTTTTAAATGGGGAACTATGTATGGGGCTTTTATTGTTACAGACATCACTGGAGGTATGGGAGTTTCCACTTCAAGAAAATTACAAGAATTAGGATATAAGAATTTATACGTCGATGGGGTTAACCCAGCAGATAAATGGAAATGGGATCCAAAAAACCAAGATAAGATTCCAGGAATTAACTTTAACTCAAAACGAGTTCTAATCGTTCAAGCATTAGAGGAGGCATTAAGATTTGATTTCTCCATGAGATCTCAAAGATTATTTAACGAACTAAATACTTTTGTGTATGTGAACGGTAGACCCGATCACCAAAAAGGGCAACACGATGATTTAATTATGGCAATAGCCATGGCAATATATGTCGGTGAAACCTCATTTGCACAATTAGAAAAAGCAACAGAACAAACAAAGACACTATTGGACTCTTGGACTACAGATAGTAATACGTTTGCTGACTCCCATCAAAATTTTAACCCCGGAATACCTGTTGATCCGTACGGTAGTTATGGACAACAAAGGAACGCCATAACTAAAAGCGACTATGAGCAGTATTTATGGTTATTCGGAAATAAAAGAGTTTAATTTTATTATTTCCGCACTACTTTTAAAATAAAAACAATTATGGCACAAGAGAAATTTACGGTTTGGCAAAGGTTAGGTAGAGTGTTTGGACCGAATGCAACTTTAGATCAACAATCCCCCGTATTTAAATTTGATAAGAAAGAACTTTTAAAAACGACAGATAAGCAGGAATACGAGACTGAAAAACTGCAAGCTCAGCAAACCATGTATATCGGTAAGCAATGGCAAAAAGTCGAAAGCAATCTATACCAACAGGCGGTTTATTATGAACCAACACGGATGGCATCATATTATGATTACGAAAGTATGGAATATTCTCCTGAAATTTCGGCAGCATTAGATATATATGCTGAAGAATCCACAACTCCCGACCAAGACGGACATATCATTAAAATTTATTCAGAATCAAAAAGAATAAAACAAGTCTTAACGGATTTATTTGTTTCCAAACTTGATATAAATACGAACTTACCCATGTGGACAAGAAACACATGTAAATTTGGTGATAATTTTATTTATTTAAAGTTAGACACTGAAAAAGGTGTGGTTGGTTGTCAACAATTACCAAATATCCAAATAGAGAGACTAGAGAGGGGTATGAGATTCCAACCCGATAAGTATTCTCAGGAAATGGAGAACGACGCATTAAAATTCGTTTGGAAAGAGAAGAACATGGAATTCAACACTTGGGAGGTTGGACACTTTAGATTATTGGGTGACGATAGAAAATTACCATATGGCACATCTATGTTAGAAAAGGCAAGACGTATTTGGAAACAATTATTACTTTGTGAAGATGCGATGTTAATATATAGAGTTTCTAGGGCTCCCGAAAGAAGGGTATTCAAGGTGTTTGTGGGTAACATGGACGATAAAGATGTTGATGCTTACGTACAAAGAGTTGCAAGTAAGTTTAAAAGAGATCAGGTTGTTGATAATAAAACGGGTAATGTCGATATGAGATATAATCAATTGGCAGTTGATCAAGATTTCTTTATCCCTGTTCGTGATCCCGCAGCAACAAACCCTATCGAGACATTAGCTGGAGCACAAAACTTAGCTGAAATTGCGGATATTGAATACATACAGAAAAAACTTGTAACCGCTCTAAGAATACCTAAGGCATATTTAGGGTTTGAAGAAGCTATCGGAGGTGGTAATAATTTATCATTACTCGATATCCGTTTTGCTAGAACAATCAATAAAATTCAAAAATCAATGTTAGCTGAATTAAATAAAATAGCAATTATTCATTTATTTTTATTGGGGTTTGAGGATGAATTAACGAATTTTAGTTTAGGACTTAACAATCCATCTAAACAGGGTGAACTATTATCACTTGAGGTGTGGAAAGAAAAGATATTACTTTACAAGGATGCGGTTGCTGAGATACCTAATTCAGTTGGTGCCGTATCAGCATCTTGGGGTAAGAAACATATTTTAGGTTTCTCTGATGAGGAGATTAAACTTGATATACAACAACAACGAATTGAAAGGGCGGTATCTGCAGAATTAGCTAAAACTGCTGAGGTAATAACTAAAACGGGGTTATTCGATAATATAGATAAACTTTATGGTACTAAGGTTGCTGCACCAGCACCCGAAGGTGCACCATCAGAAGATGGGGGGGGACCATCCGAAATGGGAGGATTAACACCACCACCATCTGGAGGCGAAGAACCGGCACCACCACCTGAAATGGGGGGATTAACACCTGAAAGATTAGTGAGAAATGATTTAAATATTCTCTTAGAGGAAACATTAATAAACGGATCAGACTACATGGATTTATCTAAAGGTAGAGTTTCTTTAGGGTTAATCGATGAAAAATTGAGACAAATGCTAGATAAGTAATATTTATATATAAAACATTATGAATACATTTGGTACAATTAAAACGAAAATAGAAAACGTAGCCGTAGAATTAGCGAAAGACAAATCCTTCAAAAGATTTATTTTTGAATTTAATGGATTGGTTTTAAACAATAAAGACATATCTGAGTTGTATTATATCTACGATGATTTATCTTCAAATAGAGGGGTACCTGTAGATTTGGTTAATGATTATATAAACGAATCTATCGAGTATTCACAAATACTATTAGAGAGCCAAACAAAAAATATTAGTAATTTAAATAATTGGATTAATTCTTGGGATAATACAACGAATAATAATTATTCTAACATTGATAACGTAATTTACAATACTAGTATAAGAAATTTAGAGTCTATTTTAGAATCTAAAAAATTAATTAAAAATACGTTAATTAAAGAGTCCACAAAACAAATAAAAGAGAGTAGTTTCCTACCTTTATCCTCAATGGTGAAGATAGGGAATGATTCACTCAATAAAGAATTCTCAAATATAAGTGAATCGGATAAAAAGGAATTAAATTCAATACTATCTTTAAGTAGTGATGAGGTTAAAACTGAAATGAACTCACTTAAGGAATCAGTTATTAATAACCTAAAAACCAACTTAAATGAGTCGAAAGATGATTCATTGAACGATTCTATTGGTGATACGATTAAAAAAATTAACGATTCTAAAGTTGATCATTATAACCTATATAAATTAAGAAAATTATACAATGGGTTATGAGTGGGAAAAAGTACTTTTTTGGTTGGTCTAATATAAAAAAGGGGATAACTGAAATAATAAAAATCTATTCATTTAAATCATCGTTTTTTTCCAAAAAAAGGATCGAGTCTGGAATTGCTTTTATGGTTGCCCAATGGGGAATGATATTTTTTTTAATTAATAAATACCCCGATTTGGGGATGACCGATATAGTTATGTGGGCATCAGTGGAATTCGCAATCTCAGGGTATATCCTACATCAGATACAAAAAGAAAAAACCGTAGACAACACTAAGGACGATAGTAAGGACGAGAACCAAGAACCTATCGTATAAAATTTCTTTTAGTTTTAGTATTTTTATATCTTTTATTACTTTTTACTTTTTTTCTACTACTTCTAATCTTTTGTTGGGTTGCTCTACTTTTTTTATCGTACTTAATCATTGTTTTATTTTGTTCGATTATATTTTGTTCGTGAACCGAATAGTTTTTACAAGAAGATAGTAGTAAAACTATGATTAATATTATAAACGTACTCATTTTAATTTTTAATTCCTTTATAGTATAAATATAAGTCATTTTTTTAAATTTTGACAAGTAGGTAAAGTTTTTTTATATTTAAATAAACAATAAATTTTTAAGTTATGAAAAATGAAAAAAGGAAAGACGTCTAAATTAAACATTTTTGATGATGCTAAGTGTCATTACGGTACTGTGGACTCAAAAGAATTGAAATCGATATACTTGGTACTACAAACATGGATTGAACCCATAGATGATTTTGAAAGGTGGGATAGAATAGTTGGTGAAATCAAAAGACAAATGTTACACACACTTTTAGAGGTTGTGGATAAAACCACATTCGAGAGAAAGCAAATTGTGGATTTAGATTTAAGGACAAGTGGGGTACAGAAGAATAAAAAAAGTTTTTTAAATTTAGAAATAACCTTATTTGTAAACGATAAATCCACCGACTTCAAATCCCCCCTATTACGAGGAAAAATTAAAAATATTTTACAATCAATTTACAGATATGATTTAAAAAACTCAAAGTATTTTATATTAAGTAAGACAAAAACGAAAGAAACGGTAACTATATAATATTTATTATTAAAAGAATTATGAAAATATTAGGTCCGAACGATTTAGGTAAAGGTATTCTAGTTGAGTGGGACGCTGGAATTATTAGTCCAACAGAACATAGAAATAGTCAAGTTATAAAGGAATCTTATGGTGAATTGGATCACTCTAAACCGTTTATATTCTACGCCACTTTACAAAAGTACGGCGTACCAAATAGAAACGGAAGGGTTTATCCTGAAAAAATACTAAAAAGAGAAGCTGAAAGATATAAAGAAATGATAAATCGTGGGATGTCCATTTCTGAACTTAACCACCCCGAATCGTCACTTATAGATTTAGATCGAGTTGCTCATTTAATCACTGAAGTATGGTGGGAAGATAATGTATTGATGGGTAAGATAAAACTATTAACCACTCCGGGTTTCCATGAAAGAGGTATTGTTTCTTCTAAAGGTGATATCGCAGCAAACATGATGAGACAGGGGGTGACTATGGGTGTTTCTTCTCGTGGCGTTGGTTCATTGGTGAAAAAAGGTGAACAAAATGAAGTTCAAGATGATTTCGAATTGATTTGTTTTGATTTAGTTTCATCACCATCTACCCCTGGAGCGTATCTATACGTTAATAAAGATGATAGATCGAAGTATGAAGAAAAACTTACAGAACACGAAAATATTGACAAAACACCTAATCCTTTAAATAAATCTGTTGACTTAATGAGAAGATTATCCGATTATTTGGATAAATAAAAAATTTAAGACATGGATGAAAAGTATTTTGTAGCAAGAGTAACTACCGATATTGTAGATGAGACTACTGGAAAGGTAAAAAAAATTAGAGAAGAAAAATTAGTTAAAGCCTTCTCACCAACTGACGTCGAAGCTAAAGTGACGAAAGTTTATGAAACATACACAATGGATTGGAGAATCACCGCAATTGTCGAAAGTAAGATAGATGAAGTGATTGAATAATCTAAATTTTAACTAAAAAACTAAAAAGAATACCATACGGTATTCTTTTTTTTTGTCCTAACAGTATTAAAAATAAACTTTTTTTAGGCTTTTTTATAACATCAACATATTTATTTAAGAAATAAACGATAAACGTATTAATTTTTATTAATGTATACTGAAAATAACAAGTCAATAGTGGAGACAGCTTTACTGCAAATTAAGGCAGTTGAGGACGCTATTAGTGAAAACGCAAAAGGAATAC